TCTGGATAAATTGGACAAGATGCTTCCAGATCAGAAGACAGAGAATGTTACAAAAGCTGGTGAGAATCTTGCAAGGTTAGTTGCAGGAGGAAAACCAGTTGAATTACGTTAGAGAATACAATAAAGAATTGCAAAGTGGTAAAGTTACCGCTTGCCAAGAAATAATAAATATTTACAAGAGAATGGTTGAGGAAATGGATAAGTCTGAAAAAGATGATTCATTTCCTTTTTGGTTTTCAGAAGAAACTGGACAATATGTAATAGATTTCATAGAAACATATTGCAAACATTATCAGGGAGAAAGCGCAGGTCAATTAGTTAAACTTGAACTGTTTCAGAAAGCATTCATTCAATGTTTGTTTGGTTGGTTAGAAAAAGAGACAAACAGAAGAAGATTCAGGGAGTATTTCTTTGAGGTTGCTAGAAAGCATGGCAAATCATTTTTGAGTGGATGCATAGCAGTTTATATGATGGCAGCAGATGGTGAACAAGGTGCGGAGGTTTATTCGGCTGCTACAAAGCTAGATCAGGCTAAGATTATTTATAATGTTGCAAAAAATATTGTAGACCAAAGCGATGACCTTCGTGCTTTGATTAAATCAACCAGAGAAGGACTGTCATTCAAAATGACAAGATCCATAATGAAACCACTTCCAAATGAATCAAAATCATTGGATGGTTTAAATATACACTTTGCTGCACTTGATGAGATACATGAACAGAAAGACAGGAATATGTATGATGTTCTGCGTCAAGGTATGAAAGCAAGAAAACAGCCTTTGATTGGATGTATAACAACATCAGGATTCAGAAGAGAAGGCTTATATGATAATTTGCATGATTACGCAGTAGATGTGGCATTGGGAAATATAACAGATGATAGATTTTTCCCTGTTATATATAAGCTGGATGCAGTAGAGGAATGGCAGAATCCACAATGTTGGATTAAAGCAAATCCTGGTCTTGGAACAATTAAGTCAGCAGTTCAATTAGCTGATGATGTTGAAAGAGCAAAAAATGATGCTTCTTATTTGCCAACTCTGTTAGTCAAAGATTTTGACATGAAGCAAAATGAAGCAACCGCTTGGATGCCTTTAAATGTTGCTGTTAATGATACAAAGATATACATGGATTATCTTAGGGGCTCTTATGCAATAGGTGGATGTGACCTTAGTTCTGTATATGACCTTACTTGCGCTACATTGCTTGTCAGAAAACCAAAAGATGACAATATATATGTTTTACAAAAGTATTTCTTACCGCAGGCTAGAATTGATAAGCTTGATGACACGATGAGCAAAGAAGCACCGTATAAATTATGGGAAAAGCAAGGATGGATTCAAATTAATGAAGGTGCTTCAGTTGACTACTCAAATGTAACACAATGGTTTGTTGAAATGGTCACAAAATACGATATCCGCCCATTATGGGTATGTTATGACCGAGCATTGGCAGGTTATTGGGTTCCAGAAATGGAAGGCTACGGATTCGACATGGATAAAATAGCGCAAGGACCATTTACATGGTCGCAACCAATGAAAGAAATGTACGCAGCTTTTGAAGAGCATAAGGTCATATATGACAATAATCCTATGCTTAGATGGTGCTTATTAAACACAGCATCAAAAGCATTGAATAAAGATGGTATAGAAACAATCCAACCAGTTAAGATACAACAAAATAGAAGAATAGATGGTATGGTCAGCTTATTGAATGCTTGGGTTGGATATGTAAAGCATTTTGATGATTACATACCGTACTTGAGGTGAGAAATGGGAATTCTGAATATTTTCAGGCCATTAAAATCAAAAACTACAAGTAGTTGGAAAGAACTTGGTGCATACAACTCTGTATTTAGTGCTTTTAATGGTGATATTTATAGTTCAGAAACTGTTCGTGCGTGTGTTAGACCACTTGCAGAATTTTCAAGTAAAGCAGAAGCAAGATGTTCTGATAAACAGATTGAACGCATTTTAAACAGAAGACCAAATATATACATGAATGGCAAAGAATTCTTGTATAAGGTCAGGACTAGAAGAGAACTATACAACAATTGTTTTATTTACATTCAAAGAGATGATGCTGGAAAAGCAATTGGATTTTATCCAGTTCCGTATACATCTTTTGAAGCTTTAGAGTATGCTAATGGATTATTTGTTAAATTTATGTTTTCAAATAGTTCGCAGGAGCCTTTGGTTCTTCCGTGGGCGGATTTAGCGGTTGTCAGAAAAGACTATAACAAATCTGATTTAGTTGGAGATGATAACACAGCTATTAATGATACATTGAATTTGCTTAAGACAACCAACGAAGGAATGTCAAACGCTATTAGGTCTACTGCTAATTTAAGAGGTATCTTAAAAAGCACAAAAGCAATGCTGGCTCCAGAAGATATTAAAGAAGCGAAAGATAGATTTGTTAAGGACTATTTATCACTTGAAAATGAAGGTGGAATTGCATCACTTGATTCAACACAGGAATTCACACCAATATCAATGGCACCTGTTATAGCTTCTGCTGATCAGAGAAAAGAAATCAGAGAAGATATATACAGATATTTTGGAGTTAATGAAGATATCGTAACTTGTAACTTTACAAGTGAAAAGCTTGAGACATTCTATGAAATGAGAATTGAGCCATTCTTGGTTGATTTAAGTACAGAACTTACAAGTAAAGTTTATACAGGCAAGGCTGGAGCATTTGATAACTTTATTGTGTTTGAAGCGAACAAGTTACAGTTTGCAAGTCTTGATAAAAAGATACAGATGTATAAAGAAGTTGTTTTGTATGGTGGTATGACCATTAACGAATGGAGAAAAGGTTGCAATATGTCACCTTTGCCAGATGGAGATACAACCATTATGAGACTTGATGCAGAAAAAAATACTGATACAGAGAACAAGGAGAATGAGGATGAGTAAAATTGAAAAGTTCTTTGAGTTTGAAGTTCGTGCTGAGAACAATGAAGAACATGGAGATTATATTACTGGTAGACCAATCGTATTTAATGAAGCTACAGATATGGGTGGTTATTATCAGGAAGTTATTGATAGAGGCGCACTTGACGAAACTGACCTTCGTGATGTGCGTTTTTTAGTTGGCCATAACACTTCAATGATTCCACTTGCAAGAAGTCGCAGAAACAATGCGAACAGCACAATGCAGATGGAAATTGATGAAAACGGTATGGCAATCAGAGTAGACCTTGATACAGAAAATAATTCTGAAGCAAGGGCCTTATATTCAGCTACAAAGCGTGGTGACATAAGCGGAATGTCATTCATGTTCACAGTAGATGCAGATGAATGGGAAAACTTAGATTCAGATTATCCTACGAGGCATATCCGCAGTCTTGGAAAGGTATTTGAAGTAAGTGCAGTTGCATTCCCTGCGTACGAACAGACAACACTTGATGCTAGGTCAGCGGAAGCATTGGAGAATGCGAAAGCAACTCTGGAGAGAGAAAAAGCAGAGCAGAGAGATGCAGAAGTTCGTGAAGAAATTAAAGCATTAATCTTAGGAGGTAATGAAAATGCAGATTAATGAGATGAACTTGGAAGAGGTTGAAGCAAGACTTGCAGAAATTACTTCCGAAGTAGAAACTCGTTCAGGTGAAGAACTTGAAACATTAAAAGCTGAAACAGAAGAACTTCTTGTTCGCAAAACAGAACTTGAAGAACTTGAAAAGAGAACAGCAGACGCAGAGGCATTAACAGAAGGTTCTGTTGAGCCAGATGCAGTTATTGAAGAAGGTAAAATTGAAGAAGTTCCACAGGAGGAAAGAAAAATGATTACAAGAGAATCAGTAGAGTACAGAGATGCATTCCTTGCAGTATGTGCAGGAAAGGCAACAGCAGAGCAGAGAACAATTTTCGCAGATAACACAGTATCAGGTGATGGCGCAAGCCTTCCAATCGGTCTTGATACACAGATTTGGGATCAGATTTATACAAACCATCCAATCCTTGCTGATATTGATTCACAGAATTTTGGTATCGCAATTAAGGTTACACAGGCAACTCCAGCAGGTATTGCTAAGAAGAAAGATAGTGATGCAATTACAGAAATGTCAGTAACATTTGTTGATAAGACATTAGCAGGTAATGATTACCTTGCAGTAGTTAAGTTATCTTATGCAGAAGCTAAGATGTCAGCAGGTGCTATGGAGAACTACATTGCAAAGGCTGTTGTAGATCAGGTTGGTGAAGCTATGGCAAAGGATGTATTTGCACAGATTCTTGCAGATTGTTCTGCTAATTCTGTTACAAAGACAGGTACATACTTTGAGGCAATTGGTGCGGCACTTGGTAAGGCTAAGACAGCAGCAGTTCCTGTAATTTATGCTAACAGCACAGATTACTATGCAATCCTTAAGGAAGTAGACCAGAATGGACAGCCAATCGTAAGAGAAGGCGTTGTTCTTGGTGCAGAACTTAAGAAAGATAACGCTGCAACAAAGATTACTGTTCTTGATCCTAAGGATTTCATCCTTGACAAGATTGCAGAAGTTAGCCTTAAGGTACAGGATAAGGTTGAAGAAGGATGCTTCGTTTATGGTGCTTATGCTCGTGCAGAAGGTTGCATGAGAAAGACAGCTTCAGGCGCATTCATTGCTTAATTGGAGGTTTTAAATGAAGGTTACAATCAAGAAAACATTCGTTGATGAGAATAGTATTTCTTTTCTCAAAGGTAGAGTTCTTGATGTCACAGAAGATGTAGCAAACAAACTTGCATCGAATGGCATTATTGATGTAATTGAAGAAAAACCTACAAAGAGAACAAAGAAATAAGGAGGTAGTTGAAATGTTAGAGAAAGTTAAACTTGCTCTACAAATCACTACCAATGAATTCGATTCTGACATTGAAGAAAATATAGCAGCAGCCAGAGCGGAGATGATCCGTTCTGGAGTTGTTGCTGATAAGGCTAATAGTGATAATGATGCATTAATCACAAAGGCCATCAAGACATTCTGTCAGAAAGAATACTTGGATGATGATATGTCAGAGCGGTATGAGGAAAGTTGGAAATATCAGTTAGACAATCTAAGAAAGTCTAAAGGTTATATGGTGAAGGAACATGAAGTCTGAATCTATTGAATTAGTTACCCAGTATAAAGATGGAAGTGAAATTAAAGAAAAGACAGTTAAGATTTTTGCTAGAAGAAAATCATTAACACGCAATGAATTTTATTCAGCTTATGGAGTTGGATTAAATCCAAGTTACATTTTTGTAATTCATACACCTGAATACAAACTTGCAGATGTGGATTCTTACAGAGCAACGCACATTAAATATGCTGGAAAACTATTTGAGATAGTCAGAGCGTATGAAGTGGACAGATTTAATACGGAGATAACTGTAAAATGAGTGGTTTTACTATTAATGACAATTTTGAAGAGAGTTGGGCAGACATTGAAAAATATGTTGGTTCACTTCAGGATAGATTAGAAGATGAGAAAACCATTAAAACTTGTTTAAAGGAAGTTGGAAACCATATTAAACAGAATGTGAAAAGGTATGCACCTAAACATTCTAAGAATCCTTCATATTCTGATTTAAATAAGTCAGAATATAAACATATTCTTGATGATATCACATATGTCATTAAGAAAAGTAAGTCAGCAGGACAGTATTATGTTTCAGTTAAAGGTGGAAAAGCAACAGGATATAAGTGGTTGTGGGTTAATAATGGACACGTTGCAAAGAATGGTACATTTGTCCAAGGAACACACTTTGTTGACAAGGCAGAACAGGCATCTGCTGACGGAATAAATCAAATTGTTGATAACTATATCAAAGAAGCAATGGAGAAGAAATGAGTAATTTAGAAACTATTGTTAAGGAATGTTTAAACATACCTTGTGTGAAAGAAGGCCAAGCCATTATGGATGGCAGTTTTATTACAAGTCCATATATGACAAGTAGTCTAAGAGGCTCAGGAACACCACAAAGCGTTTCTTTATCTAGTTCAATTGATTTGTTCTATGTAAATAAAGAGGATGCAGTTTCTGAAGGATTAAAACTTTTTAATGAGTTGTGTTCTAAACCAAATATAACTTGTCAAGATCCTGATTTCACATACGAAAATGAATCACATTATTGGCGCACTACTTTATTGGTGCAGGAGGTAATACAATGACAAATACAAGCAAACAGGCTTATAAGATTAACATTAAGCATCCTGTATATTGCGAAGTTCTTACAGATGCTCCAGAAGGAACAACTTATGGAGATGTAAAGCCACTTGGCGAAGCACAGCAGATACAGGTTACTGCAGTTAGTTCAACAGGCCAGTTGTATGGTGATGGCGCAATTGTTGATAGTTCTGCTAAATTAACAGGACTTACAGTTGTACTTAATACAACAAAGGTTAGCGTTGAAGCTAGAGCAGACATTTATAATTACACAGTTACAAATGGTGTTGTACAGGTTAAGGCTGGAACACAGGCTAAGTACATTGCATTAGGTTACGAAGTAGAGCAGACTTCTGGAGATTCAGAATATGTTTGGTTACTTAAGGGTAGACCACAGGCACTTAATGCAGACGTTTCTCAGAGTGAATCTAATATCACATATTCTACAGATCAGATGACAATTGATTTTGTTAAGAGAGTAAGTGATGATATGCTTCAGTATTTTGCTGATGCTGCAAACGCAGATTTCACAAGCGCACAGGCAGAGAAATGGTTTACTCAGGGACCTGCATCTATTGTAACAGCTTAGTTAGGGTAGTTGGGGCAAGTCAGTCGGCTTGTCCCTTTTTTATGTATTAAGGGAGAAAAAATGGTAACAATTAATGTAAAACCTGTTCCTGAGTTATTAATAAAACTCAAGGATAAAGATTATGTATGTTCTTTTAATATGCTTTGTATGGCAAATATGCAGGAAGCATTGGGAACATTTGAAGATGAAGAGAATTTAGCAAATATTTCGCCAGCACATATGTGTGCATTGGTTCTGTATGCAGGTATTAAAGCCAATGATGAATCTTTTACATTGGATGAAGCTAAAGCTTTAGCAATGAAAATAGGACCAGGTTCTTATGGTGAAATAATAGGCGAATTTAATAAATCAGTTAGCGATTCCATGAATGAAAAGGATGCTAAATTATTAAAAAAAATGTTAGCCCAGAAGATGTATGGCTCAAAGAAATAGATTTAAAAATTGATGATGCATATTACATTGTCAAAAGAAGATTTCATATGTCAGATACAGACTTTTGGGCGAGTAGTTATAAAAAGATTAGTTTTCTAGTTGGTAAACTTGCAGATGAGTATGATACAGAAAAGGTACCACAAAGCCAAGTGAAAACAATTAGTTCCATGAAAGAGATCACAGGGTGGTGCTAAATGGCAAGTAAGAATTATAAAAAAGTTATTACTTTAGGTTTGGATTATTGCGAATTTCAAGGTGGTATTAAAG